TTTTACACATTCCGATATATTGTTTTCCGTTTATTTTATTTGTTGTTAAATATATGAAACCATACATGATTTTTCTCCTATCATGTATTTATAATAATTTCATCTTCGATGTGTTCATTTCATTAGGATATCTTTACGAAAAATGAACTTTGGTCGGTATTGGATGCTGCATATCTTAAAAAGTCGGTCGCAATTTTATTTCTTGTCGCAGCATTAGCACTTAAAAATATGTCAATAAATTTCATATTAATATATTTAGAAAACAAATAACCAGCTGATTCTTTTTGTTTCAGTTTTGCATTAATAACAAAATCCTCATAGGATAAAACTTTGCCAGTAAAATGTTTTTCATATAACTTATAAAATTCTGGAAAAAAATCTTTCGACTTTGTAAAATTAATTACTTCTTTTTCTTCTCTATCAAATACGCCTTTACCAGTATACTTTTTCAAATAGAAATTTACGTTACCGCCGCCGATTTTACCACCTGCAGCAGTTGCACCTTTAATCTCACCTTGCCAGCTTGCTTCACCTGATGTGGCACGGAATTGAATCTCTTTATCACCAACAGTCATGTATAAGTCAATTGAATTAAAAAATGGTGGTAATGCACCACGTTCAGATGCGGATGTTACACGAAAACCTCCATAATTATAATCTTTGGTTTGTTTGACACTTAATGCATTGTATTCTTCAATATGTGCGGAAGAACCGACTTTTTTCAAAGATACACCAACCAACTTCTTAGCACGTGCTAAGTCATAAATATCTTTGTTCAATGCTGCCCAAGATTCACTATTAATTTTAGGAACAATTCTTAATGTTGTCATCCAAATATCACCTGGGTTCCATTTGTCATCGGAAAAAGAACCTGGAGCTTGTGGATTTTTTGATTTTTTATCATTATCATAAACAATTTTCTTGCTACTATACACCTCATTCATAAACTTTGAACCTCGGTGAAAGTACACAGGCGAACCACTCATCTTGTAATTCTTATAAAGAATGTTTGCTGACTTAACATATGACTGCACCCATTCAGGTGGTGATTTCTCAATGATAGCATCCAAACTATCAGACAAATCACAAAAGCTCATTGCTTTTTCAAGTAAATCTAATTTTAAATCTTCCCATTCAATTGGTCTTTTCAATACATTGTATACTAATGAACACACCAATGCTTGGCCACATTCCACAATTGCAGTAACATCAGCACCGGCACCAGATCCACCTCCACCAAAATCAGGATCTTTTTTAATTTCTTTCAGTGAAATTTTACGGGTACCTACAAATAATGTTAGTGTACTTTCGTCCCAGTTTGTAGCTTTAACCTTAGCACCACTGTTGAGAGTAAAATCTTTACCATCAACAATTTTTCTTTTCATAACCTGACTACGTGGCATTCCTTTGTATGGTCCTTTGCCGGCATCTTTCTTCAAATCCGCTGGTGTCATTAATACTCCTGTGTTTTTGGAGTATTTATCCTACCAGATTACCGAATAATGTCAAGCACTTTATCGCCGGTCCAAACTTCTTGTTCGGTTCTGATACGATTATCAGTCTTAATCGTATCATATCGGTTGATGGCCTTCTTACGCCACCACTCAATGATGTTGTTTAAATGAAACTTCTCATAGTTTTCACCTGGTAATAACTTATCAGCCTTGCCATTTACAAAGTCAACCATGTTTTTATAACCATAATCGGAGATAAAGTATCGTTTCTGTTCGTTCAGATTCTTGGCATTCTCAATCGTCTGTGCAAACTTGGCACCTTCTGGTGTACCTTTAAGTGCGACCTTGGTTAATGATACGATGTGATTCGAGATTTTCAACTTACGTGATGATGCATCTTCTGGTGCAAGTGGTTCGCCAATGATACCTTCAACATAGTTCTTCAAATCAATATAGGTTTGGCCGTGTAACATCGGTAAGAAATCTGAATCAGTTAAACCTTTGAAACGAATCAAAGGTTTCATGCCGTCATATTGTGATACTGCCTTAGAAGAACCATACAAACTGGTAGTCTCAAACAAACACATTGACATTTTATATTTCTGATTCAGCATCTCACGTACTTCATGTGAGGTACAAATCGCAGCCAGAAGTTTGCCACCAAGGTAATTATACCCGAATGGTTGTGCAGGTACAATAACAAAACCCATAGCAGCACATTGATTGAACCTCTGAGCACCGCCTTGGACTTGCGTAAACACTTGTCCAAGCATTTGATTTCGTGGCTTGCAGTTGATGACTGGAGAACCAAGACGAATGAATCCACACCACTTTCCTGTCTTCTTCTCAAGTACTGCCAATCGCAAACAACGGCCGGGTATACTTGTCATATTAGAATGTGACGATATCATATCAAGGTAAATGTCCCATCGGTCTTGCGGCAACTCAACAATCTCAAACTCCATATCTGCCGGTGACATTGTAAAATCGGAGAACAAGTCTTCTTCTGGCCCACATCCAGGTAACGTGAATGGTCTTTCTGACATTGATGCCAGTTTCTGTTCACGCATGTACTCATCTATGCGGCCAAACTTATCGAAATAATCCGAGAATACTTTGGCAACATAAGCACCTTGTTCAACTGTCAAGTTCATACTTTGATTCCCTCAAATTTATTCCTACGTTCTCTATTACCAAATGTACTTAGTGGTTTATCTGGTTGACCAGAATCAGAGATATCGGTCTGTGAAGATTGTTCAGTATCATATAGTCGCATTTTTGATCTATCGATGCCAACAATGAAACGTTTGAATACACTAGGGTCAGAATACCGATTCTTCAATTGTTTTACCATAATCTGGTTCAATTGTTGTAGTTCTTCTGTACTAATCAAAGCAAACATAAAGTCAGCAGTCGCAGGCAAACCAAATGATTCACTTGTGTCTGTCAAATCAACATCGGTGTTTGTGAAACCAGACCGAGTTGTTTGTGTCGCAGTTACAATTGGCAGGCCTGCTTCAACAGCAAGACCACGCAATTCTTCAGCAATCGATTTAATATATGTATATGAGTTGACAGAACCACCAGGTTTGATACGTGAAGACGAACAGATATTCAAATAATCAATAAAGATAATATCAGGCTTAAAACTTTTCTTCAACTGTAACTCTTGCAACAAGGCACGGAAGTGGAGTGCATTGGCTGCAGCAGTTGGATACTCTTTGATAATTAACTTACCTTGAGTCTTGTTCTTCAGTACACCAAACTTACGTACATAGTCCTCTTTGGACATTACATGCAATTCATCCATCGTTACATTCAACAAGTTGGCATCGATACGTTCAGCAATCTTTTCTTCAGCCATTTCCATGGTGATATACAAAACATTCTGTGCATTAGATAAACAGCTTGCGGCAACGTGACACATGAACAATGATTTACCAACACCAGTGCCTGCAAGTGCAACATTCAATGTCTTAACTGGCAGACCACCTTTGGTAATCTTATTGAAGATATCAAGGTCAAACTTAACACGTGACTCAACTTTGTGGTACAGGTCATAACGATTTGAGAAATCATCAATGTAATCGTGACCAACATTAGGGTCAAACGATACACCCAAGGCATCACTGAGAATCTTTGGAATCTCACCTTTGGCTTTCTTATCACCTTTATCATCCAGAATCGACACCGATTCCATGATGGCATTGTAGATTGCTTTGTCTTGGCAGAACTTCTCAGTCTGTTCAACCAACCATTTCATTTCAGTCGGTTCATCTTTGTGCTGATTGATATTCTGCAACAATTCCATAGAATTGCGAACTTCTTGCTCAGTTAACTTCTTACTCTCTGTAAGATTAATGATGAGTGCTTCGTGTGTCGGTAGACTATTGTACTTGTTGATAAAATCATCAACTTCTTTGTAAACTACTTTTTCGGTATTGTCTGAGAAATAATCTGTACGGAGAAACGGCAAAACTTTACGAGCAAACGTTTCATTGTAAATCAGATTCTTTAGAATCGAGTGTTCTAGTCTGTTCATTATGGCTTTCTTGATTAATAATAATATCTGTGAGAATGTCTCCCATCATTGTATGATATTCTTGGTCAGTTAGCAAGCTTGCATGGCCATGTTGACCTGGATTGTGTATATTATAGGTGAACTGTAGTTGACCCATAACACCTTCCTCAAATCTAACATGACCATACGAGAATACTACACCTGAATATTTACCACCGGTAATTTCAACCATCGTGGAGTCTTCTTCAGGTAAGTTTAGAAACTTGTACTCAAGCTTCTTCTGCTTCTGCCGTATCGAAATCTTCTCCCATAATGTTGCCAAAAGCGATTTCATATTTCTTCCTTACAGATTCTTTAAATGATTCATTGACAAGCATACTAGACCAAAATTCTTCGGTATTAGTATCCTTCTCACGGAACTTCTTGTCTTCTATTTCACCAGTATCTTTATTGACACGTGAGTACCAACCATTCGATGGTTTAACTACGTGGCCAGATTCAAGTGCAACATCAAGTAAGCCAGACCACTTGCTAATACCACCATCAAAAGATACAGAGACAGGTATTTTAGATTTTTCCCGAACATATCGTGATTTCTCCACATTGATAATAAAATTGTAGCCAGTTAATTCAGTACCATCTTTCTCTTGCTGGCGACCAAGAATAAAGATGTTGTCGGCAGAGTAGTAACTGCCTGTGCCACCACCAACAATGTCTTTAGGGAACATTCCAATTTCTTTGTAGGTGTGATTGACAACTACCATTGGAATATCTTTGAGTGATAGGTGTGGTGTGACCATACGGAACAAACTCTTCACCTGTTTTGCACGTGACATATCAGCAACTGATTTGCCTTCAAGTGCATCATCTACTTCCTTTTTAGACGCAAGATTACCAATAGAATCAATAACAATAATAAGATGCTCGCCACGTTCAAATCCCTCAAGTTGTTTCATAATATCAAACTTCAACTGCTCAATGTCAGTCAATGGTGTGTGTAAGACACGTTCAGTATCAATACCAAATGTATCAAAGTAGGACTGTGGTGTACCAAACTCAGAATCATAAAACAACATTACTGAATCTTCATACTTGTCCATGTAAGACTTGGCCATCAGCAAACTGAATGCAGTCTTAAAGTGTTTAGAAGGACCTGCCCACATGGTAAGACCAGGGGTAAGACCACCATCTAAACGACCAGACAACGCAACGTTCACCATTGGGATAGATGTGGGAATCATATCTTTTTTGGTAAAGAACTTTGATGTTGCGAGCACAGCACTGTCTTTAATCGTGCTGTTCTTTTTAATTTTATCTAATAAACTCATACTATTCCTTTAGTTAAAAAAACTATCCAATGAATTAGTCTTCTCTGTTTTCCATTCAATACAATCTAAAATCACTTTGATTGGTTCGAGGAAAGACTTATCAAACTGTGTGTCATAATCAATATACTCTTGTAGATTGAATTCTTTTGGCAATCGACCTGGGAAAGATACGACTGATTCTTTGAAGTGGTTTGGAACTTTCAAGTATGTAAACTTGAGTTTTTCACCTTCTTGAATCAACGGATACTTCTTGTCCAAATTATACTGCTTTAGGAAATGATTGTACACGATGGCACCACGAACATGAATCGGAGTACCCTTCTTATACATTGTAACAGAATCAGAATAAGTTTTCAAGCCATTAAGTCCTCTTGGAAAAGAAATATCTTCAACAGGTAAAGATTTAAATTCTTGCCTAAAGGTTTGGATGAATTCTTGTACTTCTTCTTCGGTACCAAGCATCACCATTTTAATTAAGGTATTCATCTTCTCACGAATCGCAGCCGGTGTAGAAGACTTAATCATCTCAAGTCCCATCACCTTCATATGTGGTTCGTTGTATTGAACACCCTCATTGTTATATACATTAAGAATGTAACGTTTCTTGGCAGTCCAAATACCTTTATCGGACAAGCCTTCACGTTTCATTTGCATCTTTTGGGCATACGCATTAACATACGTAGCAAGCTCCTGGTAACTCTCATCAATAAATGGTTGTATCTTCTGCTCACATACTTTATCCATGAATTGGATAATCTGTTGTATGTTTGATTCTTTCGGATGCACCTTATCAACAAGCTCACCAAGGCGGAGATAAATCGAATCTGTGTCTGAGGCGATAACATAATCTTTGTCGGTCTTTAATAGTTTGTTCATGTAAGAATTGATTTTACTTTCAATCCACTTAATACTAAGTTGACCCGCAGAGGTAACGCCAAGAGCTTGTCGTAAATCATAGAATCGGAAATACTTGGAACCTAAGGCACCGTATGCCGAATTCAAAGATACTTTCTTCGCTAGTTGTAGATTATTATACCTAGCAATTCGTTTATCTAATTCATTCTTCTTTGTCTCATCAGTTTCAACTTCATAATCTTTCTTCGCCTGAATCATCATCTTCTTGAACTTAGAACGGTCAATGTACATTTCTTCCAACATCTTTGGTAAGAAACCTTGTTTGGTCGTACTAAAGAACTGCCCATTCGGTGTGATAGTATATCCACTCATCTTTGATAGGTCAACTGATTTAGTCAGCAGTTTATCAACGCTTACACCACGCATAATAATGTCACGCATATCTTGTGTGTAGTCTTGAGGCTCAATCAATGTTTCAGGTGAGATGTTGTATTGCATCATCAAGTGTGGGTACAAACTGTTCAAGTCAAATGAAGCGACACATCTATGCATACCTTTTTGTGGGTCTTTAACATAAGCACCCTCAAAAGCAGCATCTTTGTCTTTCATAACCTTTGGTGGCACAATGATATTACGGTTCAACAAGTAACCATATGTCATTGCATCCCACATTCTAGTTTGTGCAAATACATCATCATAGTTACACTTCGTATCATAGGCAAGAGTTAGTGCCAATTCCAACAACTTCAACTTGTCGTCTAGTTTCAGAATCAATGCTACGTCTTTAATATTATACTCAATGAACTTTTGGTAATTCAAACGATACAACTGGTGCAAGTTATCATACTCATCATATGAAATCTTGTTCTCACCAATCTCAACGTTCGCAATATTATCCAAACGATATGACTCTTGTGATTTACCACCTGGCGCATACCATCTGTACAATTCAATATAGTCAAGTGTCGAAACACCTAACAACTCATACGCAACGTTTTCACGACCCATGGCCATAACTTTGCGTTCAGAAATCATATTCCATGGTGACAACTTCTTTGTGTCATCTTCACCAAGGATACGTGATAGACGATTGACCAAATATGGAATATCAAAGAACTTGATGTTCCAACCACTCACAACATCTGGACAATTATTTGACCAGTGGTTGATAAATGTTTTGCAAAGGTCATACTCATCACGGCATTTAATGTATGTAACGTTATCATCATTATTAATATAGTCACCACAACCCATTACGATTGTTTTACCACCAACACGTGTAATACAAATGGCAGTGATTGGTTCGTTGGCTTGATATGGATCAGGGAATCCATTTTCAGAACCAACCTCAATATCGATAACATCAATTGCAACATCTTCAAAGTCCCAATCGGTCATCTCTGGATGTTCATCAGCAATAAATGCATATTCGAATCTGGTTTGACCATAGATTTCAAAGTTTTGTACTTCATTGTACATCTTAACAAAATCACGTGCTTCACGGATAGATTCGAACTTCATAGGTTCAAGTGCTTCACCATTTAAGTTTTTAAACTTTGATGGTTTATTAGACTTCAAAAACAAAGTCGGCGAGTAAGCAATTTTCATCTTAACCCTACGTGAATCTTTAACTCCACGATAAAGTACGTTATTACCAACACAAACTACATTAGTATAATAATTCATCTAAACTTTCATAATTATAAATAGGTGTAGGTCACGGGACTGCAATCCCTACCTACTCTAATGATAAAAAGGAATCATCAGCATGAATATTTATTACATATATCAACACCGAAGAAACGATACCGGTGAAATCTTCTATGTAGGTAAAGGCAAAAAGAACCGTTGCTTTGAGACTACAAATCGTAACACACATTGGCAAAATATCATTAACAAAACAGATTATTCTGTGGAGTTATTATACGAGTATTTGTCTGAAGATGTGGCAAATCTTATTGAAATTGGCCTAATAACCAAATACAAACATGACGGTATAAAATTATGCAACATGACCATTGGTGGTGAAGGTAACTCTGGACACAAACATTCTAATGAGTCCAAGAAAGTTATGTCCGAAAAAAAGATTGGACGAAAACTCACCGAAGAACACAAACAAAAAATAGGCCAAGCTCATAAAGGCAAAATTATTTCAGACAAACAAAAGAAACAAATAAGTGAAACTCTAAAAGGTAAAAAACTTTCGGATGCTCACAAAATAGCTATAAGTAATGGTGTGAAAAAAATCAAAACTTAGGTATTGAACTTGCAATTTGAATGCCAGAACCAAATAACTTATTATACTCATTTTCCAATTCTACCATTGGACTTGTGATGCAAAGAATATCAGATACATCAAATGAAATACCTGTTTTAAACTCTTGTGCATACTCCAAGAAAGGAGAGAAACCCATCATTGGACCATCTTTGGATGGTTGTACAATTACCTGCACAGTTTCTTTGACTGTGATTCTCTCATCATTTTCATAAACAACACTGGCGATGATTGTTTGATTTGTTTTAAAAGT